GCAAATGGAAAATTATCATCATCAGCAGCATTCCCAGCAGTTACTTCTGCAGGAGCAGGAATGGTTGCAGCAACTTACCCAGCAGTAGCTTTAGTAGGTGCTAGTGGTGGATCAGGAGCAACAGCAACAGTAATTGTTGCAAGTCCAACTACAATTACTTCTGTAATAATAAATGAAAATGTTACAGGTTCAGGTTATACAGTAGGTGATACATTCACAATCCCTTCAGGATCATTAGGTGCTACGACAAGTGGAGGAACTGATCCAATATTTACACCTTTAGCAGCAGATTTCTTTGTTGAAACAACAGGAGTACAAGTTACTACAGCTGGAGCAGGTTATGATGTAGGAGATACATTAACAGTAGCTGCAGCAAATATGGGTAATCCAGGAGCTGATTTAATACTAACATTAGTAGATGCTAATATAGTAGATGGAAATGCTTTTGTATTAGAGTCATTAGGTGAAGGACAGATTATGAATAGTGCAGGTGCTTTAAATTCATTAGGAGCATTAGCAAATGGAACACCAAATAACTTAAGATGGCAAATAACATCTCCAGACACAGGATCAGGTACATTTAGCGTACTTATTAGAAGAGGTAATGACACATCAAGAGCCCCAGCAATATTAGAAAGCTTTAATGGTGTATCACTAGATCCAACTTCACCAAATTATATTTCAAGAATAATTGGTGATCAAACAGAAGTATTAAAAGGAGCAGGAACAGCAGATCCATATCTACAAACAGAAGGAATGTATCCAAACGCTTCAAGATATGTAAGAGTAAAATCAGTAAATTTCAAAACTCCAAATTATTTTGATAATAGTGGAACAGCAAAATCTCAATTTACAGCATCAATCCCATTGGCAGCATCAGGTGCATTTGGAGATGCTCAAGGATCAATTTTAACAGGAACTGGAAAGTATTATGATAAAATTGATGCTAATGATTCTCAAGGATTAGTAGGTGGAAATTATACAGACGCAATTAATTTATTAGCTAATAAAGATGATTATCAATATAATCTAATATCAGCTCCAGGATTAGTTCAATCTTCATATTCAACACCATTAAATTCACTAGTTGCAAATTCTGAAAATAGAGGAGATAATATTGTAATATTAGATCTTGAATTATATAATTCATCAATTACAGCAACAGTTGGAACTGCAGCAGGAAAAGACACATCATACGCAGCGTCATATTGGCCATGGTGTATGGTAACAGATCCTGACACAGCTCAGAGAGTTTGGGTACCAGCAGGAACATTAATTCCAGGAGTTTATGCAGCTAATGATAGAACAGCAGAAGCATGGTTCGCACCAGCAGGTATAAACAGAGGTGGATTAGGTCAAGTAGTAATGGCAGAAAGAAAATTAACACAAGCAAATAGAGATACTCTATATGTAGGTAAAGTAAATCCAATAGCAACATTCCCAGGAAGAGGAGTTGTAGTATTTGGACAGAAAACACTACAAACTCAAGCATCAGCTTTAGATAGAGTAAATGTTAGAAGATTGTTAATTGCATTAAAGAATTATATTTCACAAATTTCTGATAACTTAGTATTTGAACAAAATACAGCAGCTACAAGAAATATATTCTTAGGACAAGTTAATCCATATATGGAATCAGTACAACAAAGACAAGGTTTATACGCGTTTAAAGTTGTAATGAACGATTCAAACAATGGACCCGAGGTAATTGATAGAAACGAATTAAGAGGTGCTATATACATACAACCTACTAAAACGGCAGAATTCATTTACCTAGATTTCAACATTCTTCCAACAGGAGCTGAATTCCCTGCATAAGAATTAGAGAATATAATATTTATAACTGAATAAAAAAATTAAATAAAAACACAAAATGGCAGTATTAGACCCAAACGAAATATTTTTCACAGCTTTTGAGCCAAAAGTAGCTAACAGGTTTGTTATGTACGTTGACGGATTTCCATCTTACATAATTAAAGGTGTAAGTGGATTAGGATTTGCTCAAGACGAAATAGTATTAAACCACATTAACACTTATAGAAAAGTAAAAGGAAAATTAAGATGGAATGACATCACAATGCAATTATTTGATCCAATTACTCCTTCAGGTGCTCAAGCTGTAATGGAATGGGTTAGATTACATCACGAATCAGTAACTGGTAGAGATGGTTATTCAGATTTCTATAAGAAAGATTTAACTATTGATGTACTAGGTCCTGTGGGTGACGTAGTTAGTGAATGGATTATAAAAGGTGCATTTATTAAAGATGGTTCATTTGCAGATATGAATTGGGACACTGATGGTGAAGCAATGAATATTGATTTAACAATCGGAATGGATTACTGCGTGTTGAATTTCTAAAAAAATTCACAAATATTTTAAAGAATAGCTTGGCTTCGGTCAGGCTTTTTTTTATATTATATGTATTAACGACAATTAAGTTATAACTAAATAAAATTTATATGGAAGAATTCAAATTTCCCACAGAATCAGTGGAATTACCTTCAAAAGGATTAGTATATCCTAAAGACAACCCCCTATCTTCAGGTAAAGTTGAAATGAAATACATGACAGCTAAAGAAGAAGATATTTTAACAAATCAAAATTATATTAAAGACGGAAGTGTTCTTGATAGATTATTAAAAGCATTAATAGTTACTAAAGTTAATTATGATGATTTAATAGTAGGTGATAAAAATGCTATTATGGTAGCAGCTAGAGTCTTAGGGTATGGAGCTGATTATACTTTTAAATATGAAAATGAAGCAGTAACAGTTGATTTATCTGAATTAGAAACAAAATATTTAGATGAATCTAAATTAGTTGAAAAAGGAACAAATAATTTTGATTTTGAATTACCACATGCAAAATTACCTATAACATTTAAATTACTTTGTAATAAAGATGATAGATCTATTAAAAACGAAGTTAAAGGGTTACAAAAGCTAAATAAAAAATCAAACCCAGAATTATCTACACGTCTAAAGTATACAATTACTTCAATAAATGGAGATAGTGAAGCAAAAACAATACGAGAGTTTGTTGATAAAATGATGTTAGCTAGAGATTCTAGAGCATTAAGAGAATATATTAAAGATTTCCAACCGGATATCGATTTAAAATTTGACCACGAGAGTAGCGACGGCATCGTAGAGGAAATGACTCTACCGATGACCGTCAACTTTTTTTGGCCTGACTCCGAGCTATAGGCTTGACGTCTTTCGTAGCATCAATGATATAGTGTATCATGGTGGAGGTGGATATGATTGGCATACAGTCTATGGGATGCCTATATGGTTAAGAAGATTTACTTACAATGAAATTTTAAAAGCTAAACAAGCTGTTGCTGATGCTAATAAAAAAGCAGCAAAAGGGAAGGGGACTGATATAGATTTAAATAGTTCAATAAAACCTAAAATTCCAAAAACAGCATTTAACCCACCAACAAATAAATCAACATCTAAACCTAACTATGTTACAAAAGCAGCGAGGAAATAATATCCCTTAATATTTATAACAAAATCACTGCTAAATGGCTACTGAAGAAGATTTAAAAAATCAAAAGGATTTAAATAACGAAAAGAGGCAAACTGCTGATATCGATAAAGATATAAACAGTGAGCAGGCTGCTTCTATATCTTTAGAAGAAGAGCTTTTAAATGTACTTCGGAAAAGAAGAGGTATATCTTCAACAATTCTATCAGATCAACAAGACATAGCTAATGTTATTAAGGATCAGGTAAAGCAGATGGAATTTCAAAATGATGAAGCAACACTTGCTAAAAAATTATCAAAATCTGTTTCCCAATTAACTGAAAAAGCATATGCTATTACAAGTGACCAACTAGGGTTAGATAAAACAATAAATGATTTAGCAAAAGACAAACTAGATCTTGAAAAAAGTGTAATTTTATTAAACCAACAAGCAAATAAACTTGATAAAGAAGGTGGTAGGTTAAATAACGATATTGCTAAATCTTTAAGAGAACAAGCTGAGCAAGCACTAAAAGCTAAAGCAGCAATTGAAAAAATTGCTGCAACTTCAAAAGAAATTTCAAATACTTTTGGTGTTAAAGCTTTTGGGGGGTTAGCAGAAATATCAAAGGCAATTCCGGGTTTAAGTAAATTTTCAGGTCCTTTTGAAGAAGCAGCAGAAGCAGCAAGATTAGCAGCAGTACATAATAAAGAAAATGGAAAATCTGTATCATTCATTTCTCAAAAACAATCAGATGTTAATCAAGCAATAAATGATCAAGTAGAAGAATCTAAAATATTAAGGGAGCAAGGTTTAGGACATACAGATGTACTTGCAAAAATGAAAGACAAGTATGGTGAGGCTGCTATATCAGCTAAAGATCTTGCAAATGAAGCTAAAAACGGTAAACTTCCAGTAAAAGGAATTAGTGTTTTTGGAGCTGGGATAAAAAAATTAGGGGCATCAATGGCAAAAGCTTTTGGACCTCTTGCATTAATTACTATGGCTATTAAAGCCCTCCAACAAGTAGATGGAGAAGCTGGTAAAGTAGCAAAATCAATGGGTATTTCGGCTGCATCAGCAGCAAAAGTAAATGCTGAAATGGCAGATGCCGCTGCTGCTTCAGGAGATTTACTAGTATCATCTAAAGATGTTATTGCTGCTAACACGGCATTAAATAAATCATTTGGAACGTCAGTTGCGTTTTCAGGTGAATTGGCATCTGAATTTGCTTCTGTTTCAGAAAGAACAGGTCTATCCGAGCAGGCAATGGCTATGTTTGGTAAAAAAGCATTAATAGCTGGTGGAAGTATTAAGGATCAATTAGCAGATGTTGCAGCAGTAACGATGGAGTTAAGTAGTCAAACCGGAGTTATGATGAATGCTAAAGATATTCAAGAAGGATTAGCAGAAATGTCTAATGCTCAAATGTTAACAGCACAGGGAAATACTAAAGAAATGGCTAGGCAAGTATTCCAAGCTAAAATGTTAGGTGTTTCACAATCCCAATTAGAAAAAATGGGAGGAAGTTTATTAGATTTTGAATCATCAATTGCAGCTGAAATGGAAGCTGAGCTATTAACTGGTAAACAACTTAATTTAGAAGGAGCTAGAGCAGCTGCATTAGCAGGTGATCAAGCTAAACTAGCAACTGAAATAAGAAAAGAAGTAGGAACTGCTAAGGAATTTGGAGCCATGAATGTTATTCAACAAGAAGCAATGGCTAAAGCTTTTGGATTATCTCGTGATGAAATGGCTGATATGCTTGTAAAACAGCAAAAAAATGAAGCCGTTAAAAAAGCAGGTTTTAAATCTATGTCTGATGCCCAAAAACAATATGATGAGGCCCAGAAAAATGGTTTATTAACTGATGAGTTAAAAAATAAATTAGCTAAAGCAGGAGTATTAGAACAAATGAAATCAGCAACAAATGCAGATAAAATGGCAGCTATAACTGAAAAAATAACTGATTTATTTGTTCAATTAGTTGATCCACTTCTTCCTATAGTAGATATTTTTACGGATATGTTAGGTCCTGTTATGGGTATGTTAAGTCCTATTGTTAAAAGTTTAGGAGATATGGTTAAATTAGTAGCAGGTCCTTTAGCAATGGCCTTTAAAGCTATTACATTTGTTGTAGAGCCAATTCTTGGTGTATTTACCATGGTTTCAGAAATGATTCGAGCAGCATTTGATCCTGCAAAATCATTTAAAGATGTAATTGCAGAGGCTGGTCCTTTAGTAACAGGGTTAGCTGTAACTTTTGGGGTTATAGCAGCAGCAGCATTAGCAGTAAATGCTTCTGTGATAGCTGCAAACGCAGGATTAATGATACAATCAGCAATTCAAGCAGCTTTAGCTATTAAAGCAGGAATTGTTGCAGCATTTACTATGGCTACAGCTTCCGCTGCTACTTTAGGAATTGGAATTGTAGCAGTAGTAGCAGGAATAGCAGCTGGAATGGCAGCTATTAATTCAGCAAAACCAGCTGGTGATATGATGTCCCCAGCAATGGGTAAAACTCAAATATCAACTAAAGAAGGAGGATTATTTGATATGTCCCCTAATGATGATATAATAGCAGCACCTGGAGCTATTGATGCTTTATCATCTAAAAAAGCAGCTGGAGAATCTAATGGAAATATAGGAGATACTATAGCTAACGCAATAACAGCTCCAATGAGGGGTGTTATGGATTTAGTAGGAGGATTTTTTGGAAATGAAAGCTTAGGTGATATTATAAAAAATCCAATAGAAGGTGTTACAGAGGCCGCAAGTGAAATGTTTACAGATAAAAGTATTGGGGATTCGTTAATATCGGCAGTAACATCACCTATGAGAGGTATTGTAGATGTTGCAAGTGGTTTATTTGGTGGTGGTGAAGTTGAAGAAATGTCATCACCAGATATGGGGGGATCTTTTTTAGGGGGTATTGGAGATGTTGTAGGTAGCTTATTTGGTGGTAGTGAACCGTCAACAGGAACTTCTTCAACTCAACAAGAAAATACAAACAATGCTGAAATGGTAACATTATTAAAAAGCATATTAGTAGCAGTTAAAGAAGGTGGAGATGTTTACATTGATGGAGCAAAAGCAGGTAAGTCAATGGCTTTAGCGACTTCTAGAATAGGTTAATATTTATAATAAAACAATTAAATACATAAATTATGGCAGAATCAATAAAAAAATCATTTGATACAAACGGATCAGCGTTAGCAGTCCCTATTTCACCAGCTGATGGATTTACTCCAGATAGTGTAAGCATTGTAGGTAATTCATTATTACATAATCAATATTCTAATATTGGTGACCCTACATTAAACCTACCAGCTTATAACAATTTTGGAGCAGGAGCTATGGGTTATACAAACCCAGCACCTTCAGCACTTGGTCAAGCAACACAAGCTTATCAAGAACCAGTAAATAGATACTCAACATTAGCACCAGAAGAAAGATCATTTTAATAAGTTAATATGCCTCTAATAAATTTCAAGACAGATTTAAAAAGTTTATCTTGGGGAAGAGACAGACGTGATGGGGGTAGTAGCAAGCAACCTTACATTACTAAGGATATCCCTGAAGGATTAAGCTCTGACGATCTTCCTGTAAGATCAGGTCCTGATTTTATAGTTAGAGGAGGATTAAAAGCTGTATCTAACACATTAAATGATATAGCTAGAATATCTAAAGTTGTTAACCCACTTAGTGTTTCAGGTATTAAATTCTTAGCAAAAGAAAATTTATTATCTCGTACATCTGTTAAAACACAAGCTGGAGGTTTAGGTTATGGTGGAGCAAACTCTCAACAAACACTTGATGGGGGTTTATTTTCTCCATCTGGGGGTGATAGTCCTTCTATCTTACAATCTATAGGCAATTTTGTTGCTGGAGCATTAGGTGCATCTGGTGGTGGTGAATTAGTAATGGGTGGAGGTGGAGGAGTTAATCAAGGTATTTATACACCAATTTCAACTATATTATCAGCAACAGGAGCAGCATTTGGGGGTCACCCAAATCTTTTAGGTTTAGATCCAACATCTAATGATAGTGGTGGTTTATTCCCGGATGCAGGTTTAACTACTTACTATGGCATTACAAAAGATCAAAGGGAGGCAGATAATGAAAAACAAAATAGATTAGATAAATTATATGATTTTCATATAAAAAATGTAGACACATCAACTCTTCCTGTAGATGTATATTCTTACTCAGGGGGACCAGGAGCTATATTAGGTATAGGAAAAACAAATCTTAAATTTGCTGATCAAGGAACGGGACCTAGAAACCCAAACTACTCAAGAATAGAAAATGGAACATATTTAGTAAAAAAGATAGAAAATAGAACAACAGGTTCTTTTGTAGGTAATGATTATAGTAAATTGGGTAGTGAGTATGCAACTCGTAAGTATTTAGTATTAAAAAAATCAATATTAACTTCTGAACAACAATCATCATTATTTGAAGTTGGAGGAGCTAACGCTATTACAATGGGGGCTAATGGCCCTACTCAAAATTTTGAATTTAAAGTAAATAAAATTGTTGTAGATAATGGGTTTGAAGAAATTAAAACTAACCCTGGAGTACTATATGATGCAGCTAATGCAAGTGGTTTTGGTTTTAGGTCTTTAACTTATAATCAAGATCAATTAATTACAAAAACTACTGCTACTGAAGGAACAGGTTCAGGATTATACCCAGAAGATTTTAGAAAAGATTTATATACTTA